TCGATCGGGCGATCGCGGTACCGGCGCTGCAGCGCCAGGTCGGTGACCGGGATGACGTCGGTGTCGTAGTTGTTGGCCGGGTTGTCGTAGCTGACCAGGGCGCGGCTGTAGTGCGTATTGCGCTCGGCACCGCCATAGACGAACTCACCATCGATGACGTTGGCCCGGGTGAAGACGTAGTCGATGTCCTGCGCGCGCGGCATGTCCGCCTGCATGAACAGCGAACCGTGGGCCCAGTACACCATGCCTCGGTAGATCGCCGACAGATCGCGCAGCAGGGTCCAGGCCTCGGCGCGGCCCTGCAGGTTCATGTCGCACAGGTAGCGCGGTTCTTGCCCGCCAATTCCGTTCGGCACCAGCTGGTCGCAGTACTGGGCGATGCGGTACATCTCCCACTTGTCGACCATCCACGGCTTGATGCGCTTGCCCAGACCGAAGCGGTCCTCGACGCACAGGCCGTAGGTCACGAATGCCGGGTTGTTGGTCCAGGCCTGCTTGAAGGTGCCGTCCCACACACCGGTATAGGAGCGGGTCGCCGGGTTGTAGTTGGTCGGTACAGGCCAGAGTTTGGCATTGCAGTCCACGGTCACCGCGGGGATGTTCTGGAACTGCTGGGCATCGAACTCGATGTAGAGGAGCGCGGTGTTCGGATAGCTGAGCTTCTGGTCGATGATCTCCGTGTAGCCAGCAATGGTCATCGTGTCACCCACAGTGCCGCTATTGGCGTTCGGGGTGATCCGGCGGACGCGCATCATCCAGCCGGTGGTTGCCTTAGGCAGATTGACCCGCACGGAGCGCTGGTAGCCGTTCGTGGTTTTACCGTCGACTGCGCCCAGGTGCGCTTCAACGTACGCTCCACCATCGGTGGCGATATCGATGGCGTACTCGATGCGGTAGCCGTTGGTGTTGCCACTGCTGTCCTGGCTGACCAAGCGAGGCCAAGCCATGCGCACTCGCACGGCAGACAGCTGCGTGTTGCTCAGCGAGCGCGTGAACGGGCTGTCACTGCGCAGCTCAACGTTGACGGTGTTCTCGCTCTCGATCGAGGGAGTGCCCTGGACATATTCCTGCTCAACGCTACCGCGGCGCCACTCCCACTTCACGTCCGGGAAGTTCACATTGCCGCTGGCGTCCATGATCGGCGTGTTGTCGAGGTAGATGTCGCGGTCGGTCGGCGTGCCGTCGAACTCCCCCTCGCCCACCGCCAACAGGATCTTGGCGATGTTCGTCGACTGCAGGCTGTCCGGTGCCTCTACGGGGGTTTTAGGCTTGCTCTCGCCGCCCTTGGCGCCGGTGATGTCCAGGTGAGCTGCTGCGCCCATGCTTTCCTCCGGGCAATAAAAAACCGCCCGGAGGCGGTCTATTCGCTGTGTTGGCCTAGGCCTTGTCTTGCGCTTCGATTGAAATCGAAATGATTGCTCCGCCCCATCGACGCTTGCCAATGCAGATCGGTACAGGGTTGCCACTGGCGGTGGTGTTTTTCGCACTACCGAAAGCATACGAGGGCTTGTTCTCTGCCGCAGCGCTAAGCGAGAGACCTTGAGCCTGTGGGCTGAGTAACTGAATCACTCCGCCGATAGCCATTGACGCACCAACAGCAGCAGCGACTCCCCACCCGCCTGCGCCCGCAGCAAACGCCGCACCTACACCTCCAGAGGCGATCGTGGCTGCCACAACCAGGGCAACTCCGATAACCGTCTGGAGTAGCCCGCCACGCTTGCTGCCACCGACGACAGGAACGATTCGAACCTCTTGAGTGCCTGCGCGGGAAAAGTCTTCAGGCCCTACGTTCTTTCTGTTCCGAAAAACCGCGAATCTTAGGCCGAGGCGGTCGAGCCGCTTTATCTCATCCTCAAATCCATCGATAGTTGCTTTCAGGGCCTGGAACACCTCCCAAGTTGATCCGGAGTCAATCATCCTGCGATGAAGGCGCCCGAACTTTTTGGCAAGCGACCCTGAAAGCTTAATCGTGGTCATAGGTGTGTAAGCGATGGAATTAGCTGTCATGTAAATCTCCGAGCAACAAAAAGCCGCCCGGAGGCGGCTCATTCACAGGCAGCCATTGACTGCCTCTAATCTTCGGCTTTTCCGCCAATCCATCAGGCCGCTCTGAAAATAGACGCCTATTTCTGTTCCCGCTGGCAATGGCTTAAAGTCGGCGAATTCGACTTCCCCGGCACTTATAACTGTTCTTCCTCCGCCGGGGAGCGGTTGTATTGAAGCGCCATAGTGTGCCCCCATCAGCGACTGGTTCTGCCAGGCAAAAAGCACGCACTCGGCAACCTCGTCGACGGATTTCGCGCTATTGAACAAGTTCGCAGTCCCAGCGGCCCGTTTTTCATTCATCGACGCACACCCGGCAACCAAGGCTAAGCCCAGAGCACCGATCAGAATTCGCATGTGATCCCTCCCATTAAAACTCCGACTGTAGCAGTCGGGCTGGCCAGGCATCCAGCGTGGATAAAATGCCAGTACCGCGCCACTACTTCGCCATAGTAGCGTTGCACCTCCAACGAACCGCTCCGGTCCGTTGCCGGAAAGCCCATGGACTGGGGCATGATGACCTAGGAGGTCAGATGCAAACTGTTGATCAACGCCTACACACCATTGAACAGGCCCTAAACACTTTCCCGTCCGCTATCTTGAATGCATTGCTCGCACTAACTTCAGCTATCGAGAAACAGGGGTCTATTGATAAAGCGGCCCTCAAGCAGGAACTGGAGGAGCTTAAGTCAGTTCACATCGAAAACGGGAACCAAGCCCAGTACCAGCAGATTATTTCTTTGGTGCAGGCTCGAATTTCATAACGGAATTCTCGGCATCTGCATTCGCAGGTGCCGATCCCAAACCCAGGCCTGCAGCGGCCTTGAGCCCGGTGCTCAACATAACGATTTTCAACTCCACGCTCTCCTCCAGCGGTCCTGCCGCTTCACCTCGCGTCCAGATGACGCAATACAAGCTGCGTTCGATCGAGCCAGGGCCCGCCGAACACGATGATTTCTGATGGCCTGCCGAGCAGGTGGTGCAGCAAGAACGGTCCTGGGCCGAAGACTTGGGCGTGCTCCTCCGGCAACTGCGCGTCGGCGCCCAGGTAAATGCCGGCATGGTTTGGATGGGCCGTGCGCCCGACGGCCATGACGATCATGTCGCCGCGCTGAGGCTGGCTGACCTGGTAAAAGCCGGCAGCTTCATAGGCCTGCTCGTAAAGGCTAGGGCCGTCTGCCTGCTCCCACCATCCCTCCTCCCTGGCGTAAGCCGGGAACTCCAGCCCCCACTCGCGCTTGTACCAGTCCGCGCAAACCTGCCAGCAGTCCCAGGCGCCATGCACGAAAGGTCGGCCCAGCAGCTGCGTGTGACCGGTCGGGGCGATGGCGCGCAGGTCGCCTTCCGGCCAGGACAGGATGTACCAAGGCAAACCCGTTGCTTCGCACATAGCCAGGTCGCGCGGCGACGGCCTGCTGGTCGCGTCGGGATGCGAGTGCACGATGCCGATCACCTCTCCCTGGTCTTCGACTGTCGCGAACTCCTCCGGCGAGATCCGAAACTCTTCGGCGGGATCGGTCGCGGTGTTGTCACATGGGATGTACCTGTGGGAGCGGCCGACAGTGATGATCAGGCCGCAGCACTCGCGCGGGTATTCCGCCGCAGCGTGCGCTTGCACGGCGGCGAGGATGTGTTTGCGCATGGTCAGCTCCGTGCGATCAGGGAAACGGCCGGGAAGCCGCCGAAGGGCAACTGGTTGCCCTGGCCAAAGCGAACTGTGCAGCCTGAGTCCAGACAGCCATTGCACTGGTCCTTGGCCGGGTCGTCCGTGGCGCTTCCATCGAGGTCGAAGTAGGGGCCGGTGTATCCGCAGTTGGGCCCGCGGTAGCCGGCGGTCATCGCCCAATGGCACAGCTGGGTCATCTGCCGGCCGATGGTCTCGCCGCCGACATCGCCAGGGCTAGCGAGCTCCCAGGCGACCGTGGTACCGCTCTCCGATACCTTCTGATCGATGTACCAGACCTCAATCGCTTCCTCGGTAGGGTCGGCCTCCGGGTTGCCGGCGGGGAAGTTTGCCGCGTCTAAGTAGCGCGCCATGGTGTGACGCATTGTCAGCTTGAACTCGAGCAGGTTGTCGAAGGCCAGGCATAGCGCTGTGATCCTGCCGTTGACGTTGCCTACGGTCAGCGTGGGTCGCACGGCGGTGCCGTCCGAGTTCGCCTCGATGCCATCGATCTGCATGGGCCAGGCCCCGTACTCGTTGCCCTGCCACCAGATCGACTTCGCCGGAAGCTGATCGGCGTCGACGCCAGCCGCTGCCAGCTCTTCGGGCGTGTGCGGGATTGCATGTCCGTGGAAGCGCAGAACGTCGGCGCCGAAATCCGAGCCGTCCAGTTCGAACAGTATGATCTCGGATCCCGGCTCCAGCTTCTGCAACTGGGTGATCAAACTCATGGGTGGTAAGCCCTCTCAAAGGTCGCCGTGAGCACCACCACACCACCAGGCCTTCGCTGCTGCTGGAATGTTTCGCAGCGGTACATGCCCAGCACGCCTTCCGGATTGGTCCAGAGGAACGACTTGGCGCCACGGTGCCGACGGATAAAGGCTACGGCGGGGGCAATCTCGTCAGCCAGGCCACCAAACGACAAAGACCAGGTGTCGGTCTCGCCGTTGAGCCCGTCGCTGGAAACCTGAGCGTAGCCGTCACCGAATTGCGATTTTCTGGTTCGCAGGGTGCTGTCGCCGCTGGCCTCATCGTCCGGTGTCCAGGTGAAAGTTTCGATCGCCATCAGCGTCTCCCGTTGCTGTTTCGATAGCTCATACCGCCGGTGCGCCACGACGCGGCAATAGCCCGTTCAGCCACACCTTGCATTTGTTGCTGGATGTTCTGCTGCAGGGCTGTGCTATCCAGCTCCATTCCATCAGAGCTCCGATCTTCCAACGTCACGGCCACCGGCACGCTGACCTGAACAACGGTCGACCCACCACCTGTTCCGCCTACCATCTGCACGCCGAGCGATCCATCCGCACCGCGCGCCAGCGGCATGATTGCCTCGGGACCGGCCTCACCTACAACGCCGAGACCGCCGTCGGCCATACCAAAGGCCGTGGCTCGATTCACTACGCTGTTTGTAAAGGCACCGCCTTTGGCGAAAAACTGTACGCCGCCATCCCAGCCGCCGCCCTTCGCCTGCGGGAAGTACGCGCTGCCGTAGCCAGCTTGTGAAGCACCAAGGTTCGAAGAGACTGCTCCCGCAGAGCCCGGAGTCATGCCGTTGCCACCGCCGCCGAAGAGACTACCGGCAGCCGAGATGCCCATGCCGACCAAACCACTGAGCAGCGAGCTCGCGGCCTGCTGGCTGGCGATCCTGGCCATGTCGGTGATAACGCTCGATGCAAAGTCCCGGAAGCTGGCCTTGCCGCTGATGGAAAAGTCAGCCAAAGCGTCGCGGGCAGTGTTGAAGCCCGTCGTGAGCATGTCGTCGGTTGCGCCGGCCACGTTCGCCGCATCGGCCTGGATGTTGGCCCATGCACGTTTGGCGCCGTTGCGGTAGTCACGTTGCGCCTGCAGCCTGGCCTCGAAGCCGTCGACCTCCATCTGCAGTTCACGCGCCTGGTAGTCGGCCAGGTCCGCCAGCCGCTTCTGGTAGGCGTCCTGGCTGAGGCGGCGTGACACGTCTTCCTGCTGTTCCTCCAGCTGACTGCGTGCTTCGGCATACTTCTGCCGCACCGCATTCAGCCGGTCAGCCTCTTCGCGCTGGTCGTTGCCCATGCCGACACCGGCCACGTCCGCGTTGATCGCCTCCTGTCGTGTCTGCAGCACCACTTCCATCGCCTTGCGATAGGCCTCGGCGCTGTTGCGGCGCACTTCTGCAAGCTTCCTCTCCTCCTCTGCACGCTTCTGCAAGACAGGGTCTGCGTAGGCCGTGTTCAGATTCTTGATGCCGAGTTCCATCTCGGCCGCGGTGATCTTGCCAGCGGCCTGGGCCTTACGCAGCCCGCGCACGCCCTCCGCCAGATCCTCAAGCCGCTTTTTCTCCGGCAGCGCGCGGTCGATTATCGCGTCGAGGGCCTTGATCTCATCCTTCAGCGCCTTGGTGCGGTCCTTCGTGCCTTCGGTGGCATCCTTGTTGGCCTTCTTCTGCGACTCGATCGCGCTGGCCGCAGAAAGAATCGCCTGGCGATCGGTCTCTGTGAGGTCGGCGTTTTCCGCGATGTAGCGGTTGGCGGCCTTGGTGGCATCGCCATTGTCCTGGAGGCCAGCCAGCTGCTTCTGCAGCGTTTCCAGGTAAGTCTGTCCCGCCGAGCTCATACCGGCTTTCGCGGCGTTGTTGGCCTGGGTGGCCGACGTGTTTTGCTCGGTAACGCCGGTGAGCACCCGCAGCGTTTCGGCAATCAGGCCTGAACGCTGGTCGGCATCGCTGACTGCACCCGCCTGGGTGACCCACTGCTGGACAGTGCCGGCCGGCAGTTGCAGGCGGTTACCGACTTCTTGAAGGATCGGCGAAAGCCCTTGGCCTGCCGCGCGCGCTTCGTTGAGCCTATCCACCAGCCCTTGGTACTCGACCAGCTGGCGGTTGTATTGGCCGCCCGAGTCGCGTGCCGGCGCGGTGACCACAGCCGATCGGATGGATTGCGCCAGATCGCCATAGGCATTCTTGACCTTGTCGGTCGCGGTGACCTGCTCCTGCTGCCATTTGACCAACGATGCTTCACGCTGGTCTTTGTTCAGCTTGGCGAACTCCTCCCGCAGCTGCGCCACCGGTTTGTGCAGATCATCCAGGCTGACGCCCGCCTGTTCGGCATTGTTGCTCAGCAGCAGGAAGCTGGCCGCCGCCGTGCCGGCCAGTAACGCCAGGCCCATGGGCCCGCCCAGAATGCCAAGCAGGCCGGCCCCCACGGTGCGCAGGCCAGCCTGGGCAGTTGCTACTGCGGCGGTGGCCGCTGCCTCGCGCTGGCGGGCCTGGGCCAGTTGAATCGACATCTGCGTCTGTACTGCCGTGCCGCGTGCCGCGGTAGCCTCACGAGCCGCAAGGATGGTCGCGGTTTCAGCCTTACGCTGATCGGCCAGCGCTGCCTGCAGCACGGCCTCGGCCTGGGCGTTACGCGCTGCCCGGTCGGCCAGGGCAGCCTTTACAGCCAGTCCGGATTTCGCCACGTAATTGGTCAGCGCCGCGACGCCAGCTCCGGCCATGGCTACAGCCACCAGGTCGACGTTGTCGGCCAGGCTGATAAGGATGCTCGATAGCCCCG